TCGTATCTCATGCCAGCAGCCAACCAATATTCACCAGTTAATCTGCCTCCATTTTTGGCAAAAGTATCTTTATTAAAATCAGCAGTCATCAAAAAAGTTTCAACCTGTATGTAATATTTTTGCTCTACAAAATCTTTCACATAAGACATACTCAAAGGATTATTAGCAAGAACAATTGAAGCTTCTAAATTATCTCCTGATCTATTCATTGCTGCTCCTTGATAAATAAAAGACAAGTAAGCATGTCCATCAACAGCAGTATGTTTTCCGTTTTGGAATTTATGTTCTACTGTTCCATCTTTTTTTTTGACGGTAACAAAAGCAGTTAAGGCAACAACAGTCATTACATTCCTAACCTCGATCTAGCACTTCTACTATTTCTTAGTGTAGATAAAGTTCTATTTTCTCCAGCTTTTGCACCTTGAGATGTAGCAGTTGCAATGATTTCACCAACAGCAGAACGTGGGACATATTCATCACCATTGAAATTCAATGTCGGTCCTGTGTAATTAACAGTCGTACCACTACCACCTCTGTACTTTGCTTCAACGCCTAGACGACCATCAGAACCACGTTTAAGAGGCATGATTGCTTCTGGTCCTGCTTCACCCATAAGACCTATACCACCTTTGGCATAAGGGAAGATTGTAGGTTGAGAAACGACACCACCTTTAGCAAAAGGAACAATGCCATTCTTTCCGTAAACATTTCCTAAAGCATTTCTTATCCTTCCAGCTTCTATATCTAAAGCTCCTCCCATCCCAGGGGAAGTAAGAGCAGAAGTCACATCAGCAGCAGAAGCAGGGGCAGCAGGCATAAAGCTACTAAATATTTTTAACATCAACTGACGAGCATAAATTCTTGCCATATCAGCAAGTATTGATCTTGCAAAGTCTTTAAATGATGCTTTACCTGTAGTGACAAAACTAACAATTGCATCTTCCATTCCTTTAAACGCATTGCTAACTGCGTCTCCAATATCTTCTCCTAATGACTTAATTCCTGTTAAATATTTAGTCACTCCAGCAGTAAGACCTTCATAAACAGTTTCACCTTTTTTCCCTAATTTATCTTGTTCTGTTGTTACTCGATTTAATTGATCTTTCTTTATTTTTAACAAATTAATTTCATCTTCTAAAATTTTAATATTTTTCAAATTAGCATCAAGCATATTTTCATATGTTCCTTTTGTGGACATATTAAAACCACTGCTAGAAGTCGGAGCAGACTCAATAGCATTACGCAACTCTTCTGTTCTTTTCCTTTCGTCTTCTAACTTGACGGATAACATATCAATTCTTCCTTGTAAATTCTCATCTCCAAGTTTTAAAAACTTTCTTAATGCTTCAGCAGCTCCATCAATTTGCTTGATAATTCCTGTGAAAGTATCTTGAAAAGATGCTCCAATAGGAGTTAAAAGAACTCCAATATTATCCTTTAAACTACTCATAGCAGTTGCCAACCTATCTCCTGCTGCTTCTGGTCCTGAAGCTAGTAACTTGGCATTTTCTCCATATTTCTTAAACAAAGTTTCGGAGAATTTCATAAAGTCATCCAACGTCACTTGTCCTTGTTCTAAAGCTTTATCTAATTCAGCAGGAGTCTTACCCATCGACTCAGCAAAGATCGTAAATGCACCAGGCAATCTTTCACCAAGTTGTTGACGAAGTTCTTCTGCTGATACTTTTCCTTTACTAAATACCTGAGAAGTTGCAACCATTGCAGCCTTCATATCTTCTAAACTTCCACCAGTTCCTCTAATACCAGAAGCAATAGATTCAAATACCTTTTCAGCATCCGAAACACTCATTCCTGCTCCCGTTACTGAAGCTGTAAGAGCAGTAAATTGTCTCGTTATGACATCCTGTGGAATAGCAAGTTCATTGCTGGTTTCAGTTAGAAATTCTTGAGCTTGATTGTATTTTTGAATATCACCAATAACAAGGCTTAAGGCCTTTCTCTGTCTTGCAAGCGCAGCACTATATTCAGCAGTCGAACCGATAGCCTGACGAACCATACCTACTTGAGCACCAATAGCACCACCTACGGCTGCACTAATTGGACCTCCACCTGGCATGAATCCACCAATTGCAGCACCAATTGCGCCTTCAGGACCACCAAATACTCCAGCACCAGCTATTGCACCAGCAGTTCTAGCCATGCGGCCAAGGCCACCTGCCTTTTTAGTCCCTCCTTGCATCTTTTGCAATTCAGCATTTAATCTCTTTGCTTCTGCTGTTGCCTCTTTAAATTCTTTACTTCCAAACTCAACACTTGCAGCCAATTCCTTCCAAGAATTTGCTAAAGCTTTTGTATTATTAATACTTTTAAGATTGGTCGACTCCTGTTGCTTGAGTTCAGCAGAAAGTTGTTTAACATTTAGACCTGCTTTATTAACATCTCTTCCAAACTGACTAAAAGCACGACCTAAACCAGGTAGTTTTTCTGCTCCTGGTGTCGTTAGCTTGACAATTAATTCAGTTGTAGCAGAACCAGCCATTACTTCTTCTTATGCAAACAGGATAAAGCAGCCATTTCCATGATCTGTATGCCTTCAAAAAGAAGACGTTCATCCTTTACTTCATATAGTTTACAGAGATATGGAAGAGATGAATAATTTAATCCTGTTAATCCACTCATACTTACATTCCATTGCGTCGATAAACGAATAAACATCAGCACAGTTTCCCAATTTTCTTCCCATACCTCAAAATCAACAGGCTTACTTCTTGCCTTGGCTGCTGCTAACTGTTCTGGTGTTGCACCAAAAGCTTCTAATGCTTCTAAGCCTTCATCTACAACACCACCGTCAGCCCAATGTTCAGCAGCCTCTTTTAGTTTTTTTCAGCACCTCCCATTATCAATTTTCCATACGCTTCGACCAAGGCTTTCATTACAGTGAAATCATCAAGTAATGCTTTTTTATTTGTCTTATTAAAGGGAAGATCCTCTCCATCTTCCCCGTTTATTCCTTCCCATCCCAATAAGATCGCATCTCCTAATGCTTCATCTCCTTCTTCTACTAACTTGTTAAATTCATCCCTGCCTAACTCTTTGAAAATTGCTGTAAATGTATGTTTCTTAAATTTGCCACCATCAGTAGCTTTTTGAAGAGAAACAGGCCATTTAACAGAATTACTCTTTTTTAGAGTGAAAGCCATGCAGTTAAGTGAAGACTATTGAGACCTCATTATTACCTGCTGTTGTGGGAAGTGCCAAGTATGGAATACTCAATGACCGAACACCTGCGGTATCTCCGTAGGTCACACCAGTTATGTCTGTTTGAGGAACATTTAGTGTGACAATATTGCCCGCACTAGCACCTAAAACAATGCTGGTATTTCCAGTCGCGACAGCAACTGCTTTGGCAAAATAATCAGTCGTACCAGTAGCAGGAGCTTCAACTACAGCAGTACCGCCAGCGTTACGATCTGTAATTAAAACTTCTTGGCTAGACATCGTTTCTTTATAGCCAACAGTGTTGTTTAGGCTTAATTCAAACGACTCAATACGCTGAGAAGTAGCACCGTGGAATGTTGCAGTTGTAATGTTTGTGTCATTAACCTCTAACGCAGCAGCCTGATTTGCGACTGTAAACGTCCCTGACATTGCTGTTGCATCTGGAGAAACATAATTACCAACAAGCTGGAATGAAGCTGTTGCGCCTGATCCTGAAGTCAAATTGAACGTAACCGTTCCTCTTGCTCCTGTGATTTTGTGCCTTGTGTTGTCATAAAAGCAATAGATCGTGCATGAGCTGAACGATGCTGAGACAGGAGCATAAGTAACAGAAGTTGAACTAACAACTGTTTCAGATAAGCCACAACTTTTAAGCAGTGGAGAAAGAGCACTTGCAGTACCTGCGGTTCCAGATCCTGCTAATTCTGCTTCAAAACTAACTCCAACACGTTTGTTAGCGACCAAAGTTCCTCTTGTGCTATTGCCAAGAAAACCTTGCAACGTAGGGGTTTCAAAATTGTCAGATTCAATAGGAGTGAGCTCTATATTTCCTACTTGAATTGCATTACTTCCTCCTACAGGAGAAGGATCGCTGTTGTAACTAGACTCAATCTTCGCTAGGAGATAGGTCTTCCGTGTTAGAGCCATTGTCAGTTGGGGTGTCGGTTTCTGGTATTAATGTAGTCTTCCCAGTTTTAGGGTCGAACACATAGGTTCCACCAGCACCAGGATTAGGAACATCTTTTTTGATTTTAGCCATGATCTATGCAGAAGTTAAATCTGTTCTACTTGTTCGATACCGAACTAAGAAGTCCTGACTAATAATACCGAGAGGTAGATCTGCTTCAATAAGACTGAAATCTGTACGATCAGGAGTCAAATCAAGAGCATTACTATTCACCGTTTGATCTGCCATTAATTTTAAATGTACGGCCTGTGTATAAGTATCTGAAACGTCATCAGGCAATGCTGCACGAACAATTGTTGAGATTCTTACTCTCATTGTCCAATCCAACTTGTCGTAAAAGTTTGTACTTGAAGGTTGATCGCTTACTGGTTCAATAATAATTGCTGGTACTTCTCCACGAGCCAAAGGTTCTACACGACTTCGATAAACAGTTGCACCAGAAATTGAATCTAAATTTGTTTTTAATCTTGCAAGGATAAGTTCTCTTTTTGTGTCAGCCATTACACCTTGCTAAGTAATAATTCAGAAAAAGTTGCATCATCTACAGGCAAATTTTCCCGAACTGTGTAATTAACAGAATCGACAGTAATCGCAGTGCCACGAGAGGCAGAAGAAACATCAGAAGTTTTTGCTATTAGCAAATACTCCCTTGTAACTGCAACACCTCCCGCGATGACATCTGCTGGCGATTCGAGAATCCCTTTAAATGTTGAACCACCACCAATTTGACAGGTCTTGCCAAAATCAGCGAGGAAAGCATTGGGAGTCTCGACAAACGCCATTTAATTACGCTCCGTACTTCTCAGAAGCGAACGCATTAACAGAAACGTATCCAGTTCCTGTACCACCTGCGACAGTTACGACGCATTTGACGTAACGCTTAAGGTCGTTAGTGTTCAGAGTCATTTTCTGAGCAGTTGCGGTGTTAGCACTAGAAGTAGTGAACCCGCCACCAGATACATCAGCGTAAGTACCACCAGATGTATCACACTCAGTCAATTTGACTGCATAAGTAATTCCAGATCCTCCAGCAGAAGCATCAAGAAATACGATCATGTCGCCTTCGTAGGCAACGAGGTCAACAGCAGAGCCTGTAGCGGTGCTATTGCCTAATGAGTTGGCTCTAAGTGCAACGTGAGTTGTCTTAGACCCCAGGTTGAGAATTGCCATTGGCTTTAGGTTTCTTTGGAGTTGTTTTCTTCTTCACCGATGTCTTTTTGACATCAGGTTCAGACGTTATAACCACATTCTGAAGCACAGGAGCCTCTTTTGCTTTACCCATTCCGATTAATAAGGTCGCAGTTCTGTCAGATGTATCGACAAAATCACCTTTACTAACTGTTTGAAGATCAACAATTGTTGATTTGAGCATTTCAATACGCATAAGAGACTCCTAGTTACTTAAGAAAGCTTACAGATGCTCTCTGGATGACGAACTGCTACGTCGTAATCCTGCATCGCTACAACACGGACAGTACCAGCAGCAGATCCTGTGTATGGATCAACCATGATGTCTAATCCACTCCAAAGACCAATCATTACATCACTGAAATTCGCAAAAACAGCAGTGCTATCAGGCATTGAGTTGGACACGTAAGCAGAGTATCCGTTAATGGTGTTATCACCTTCGTAAACGAAGATGCCATTTGTACCAGATGCCTTCTCAGTTGTTTTGAGAGTTCCACGAAGAGCAGAGTTCATCAGATAACCAAGATTTCCTTGTAATGCGTTATCTGTTCCTAGAGCAGCTTCAGCGTTTACAAAGTCAGAGAAAGCAGCAACACCAGACTCAGTGTTGATACCAGTTACGTTAAGGATTCCAAGAGGCTTGCTCTCTGTTCCTACGCCGTTGATTGCCTGATTTTCAATTTCAATAGCAATCTGTTGTGCCAAGTCTTGTCTTACAAGATTTTCTACATCAATAGAAGATTGAAGTAAAAGACGACGAGAATAATCAGTTAAAGCACCGATTGTTCTTGGCTGAAGACTTACTTGGTCAACTGTTAGTTGAGACTCAGTGATGTTTGAGTTCTCAGCAACGTGATAAGTAGTTGCTCCACCAGACTGTCTAGGAATAGCAACCATTCCTTGAAGACCAGTTAATACATTTGCACCTGCTGATTGCAAAACAAGAGCTTTGCGAAGCAGATCAATGAATGAAGCACTTAGAAGATCTGTTGCTACTAAGTCACCACCTTGATTTGCAGTACCAACTGTTAAGTCTCTTCTGCCATAGCCAAGAACATCAGCAGGGATCAAAAGACCACGAGCTTCTTTTCCTGTTTTTGCTTGAGCAGCTTCACTAACCTCAAATTCAAAAGCAGCAGCTCTTTGTGCTTCTTTATCGTTTGGATGTGCAAGAGCTTTAAGTGCTCTGATGAAAGAGAAATTACGAGTTTCCTTTTCTGTTAAACCAATTTCAGCATCCTGTGGATTAATTGGCTTTTCCTCTACACCCATTTTTTCAAGCAACGCAGTGCGAAGCTCTTCAAGGCTACGAGAATTTCCTATGAACTCTTGAGCTAACTCAACATTTTTAGTGCGTTGCCCAAGAGCAATCATTTCAGCAACTTCCTTACGTTGGGCTTTTTTAGCCTCAGCGCGTATAGCAGCCTCTTTTTCGAGGTTAGGTTCCATTTGGGTTTCTCTAACAGGTTTACTTTGAACGGCTGAGGCCGTTTCCACACTCTCATTATTAGAGAGAGCGCGACCAATGCCAACATTTTTGAAATCTGCTGGCACTGTAACCAAGCTGATCTCAAAAGGTTGGAAGTCAGTTGCACGATAAGTCACAGGGTTTGTAGACTTGTCGGCCTCTAGTTCATTGATTTTGTAGCCGAAGCTTACATTTCGAATAATCTTATCCGAAATCAGCTCTTGCATCTCGCGTCCGAGCTCGTTATTAGCAAGTCGAACACGAGCGAAGCCACGTTTGCCTTTGATATAGGCACGTTCCACGACTCCTACTATTTTATCCGCATCGTGTTGAAAAAGTAATGGGGCCCCAGTGTTTAATCGGGACATATCCATTGCTCTTTCACTTATCTCTAAAACTTCATTTCCATACATTCGCTCGACTGGTTCTTCACTAGCGAAAGGAAATTCAATGACACGATCTTCATCTTTTGTTCTGACAAATTCAGTAAGATGAGCTCTTTTGTGAACTTCAGTTGTCAAATCACGCTCTTCTTCAACAACAGAAGTTGTTGTCTCTTCAACGACTTCCGCAGGAGGTTCAGCAACCGCAGATGCTCGTGATGCCACGAAGCCTTTAGGCTTATCTTTATAAGCCTTTCGCTTCGAGGATTGTTTGCCTCGCATAGTTTGACTAAATAATTTAGATCTTAGTCTAGTTCTTCCTGCTTAGATACACTTTTTTGCTTAGAAGTTTTTTCAGTCTTTGATTCTTTTGTCTGAAAACTACCCTGATCTGATACTTGAGAAGGATCTGTATCTAAAACAATTCCTAACTCTTTTGCTACATCAATCTCATGCTGACGTTGACGCATTTGTTCATCAAAATCTCCACCATGTAAAGCAATAACCTGAGAAAGAGTCATTACACCACTACGAATTAGAGATTTATAGGCAGCAGCTTCTTTTTGTGGATCAACAAACTGAGCAGCAGGAGGAATCCATTTGCAATCTTCATATCGCTCAGGTTCTGTTTCGTATCCAGCTAATTCCAACGCTCCAGACATAACAGCCATTTGAAGCCATTTGTTATAGACCTCTTGGCAAAGTGTTTCGATTAAATACTGCTGAAGTGTTCGATAATGTGATCTGGTTTCAAGAATTTCAAGACGAGAAGAACTGTAATTTGACTGACTGAAATCAGAACTAACTTGCGTATAAGAACAACCAACACCAGCAGCTACTGCGCGAAGCATTTGCTGAACAAAAGGTGTAAATGAGTCGTCAGGTCTATTAGGAGAGAAGAATTGTAATTCTTCACCAGGAGCCAATCGCCTGATAGAACCAGGAGAAAAGTCAAGAACAGCATCTTGCGAAACAGTGCCATCTTCAAACATATCTTGATCTGGTGTTTTAACGAAACCCATCATTGAGGCTGTTGCACGAGCAGCGACAATTTCAGATTCTTCGTATCCACTTAGATTACGCAAACGCATAATTGCCGTAGCAAATGCGCTCATGCCTCGTGTCTGACCTGGACGCTCAATCGTATAAAGATGAATGATGTCATCAGCAGGGACTCTGATCCTTTTCTTTAGCTCTTTTGGAGTAGACGAGAATTGATAATCACCAGGATGATAATCCCAGAAATGATAAGCAACGGGACGGTCCCACTTATTAATTTCAACGCCCATTTTGACCTGATTTCCATTTTTCAGAATGGTGTTATACCCATCATCAAGAAGATCAGATTCAATAACTTCAAGACCTAAAGGGACTTTGCTATCACCAAAAGGTTGCTTAATCAAACGGACAAAAACTTCACCTGACTCAAGCATTGAGGTAATGCTTAAACCTTGAATATCAGCCCAAGAAAGTTTTCCTCCTACATGACAACGCTTTGCATTGCCCCAACGATTCCATGC